CACCAACTGAATAAATGGCTGTAACTCTGTCAGAAGAAGATTCAGCATTGAAATACATCTGAACACCATAATCGTCGAGGAAACAATATTCACCAGAATCAACCGGTTTCATTTTGACAGTTATCTTATCCTCTTCATACTGTACTTCACCGTCAACAATATCAAATACTTGACGTTCTTCTTGAGATAGCGGATATGGCTTAGAATAATAAACATATCCAGAACCTAAATCGTTTAATACTATAGATCCGGAAACAACAGCGATGTGAGTAGGCCTAATATAAACATTTTCAGTAATTCTCTTTGGTAAAGTTATAGAAACAGAGTCACCATCTTTAATATCATAGCCATGAATAGCAACACCGTCTACCCATAATAGAATATCGCGTTCACCTGCAGATTCAGCAAATTCTACTTTATTGCCAGCTGTATATTCGCCGATTACTTCAGTATTATATCCATTGTCAATTCTGTAAATGTTACCGTTATATGCGACAAAAAGAGACTGAGCATAGTTAGTCTCTCTTAGTCCCGTAGAAGGAACATACATACCGTCGATTTGTGCAGTTGTCCCGAGTGACATCAGATACTTGATACCTGGGCAACTCTGCATAAAACGACGAGCATCATCCTTGGAACCATTAAATCCTGTAAACATATTGCGGGACATTGCGGCGCCTTGAATTGACGGATTTTTAGTCTTAGCTGTAGAACCTACAAAACTGTATACTAAATTTTTAGCCATTAAAACCTCTTACCATGATCTTGGAGAATAACCATTGTAGAAAGAATCCAAATAAGAACCACCTTCTACAAAGCTATAAGTCATCGGTCTATTTGCTTGGTTAATTCTCTTTAACAATCTCAAGCCATTTGCGTATTCTTCATCAAAAAATTGCTTAATATCAGTTAACTTATAACGCAAACATAATTTAGCACAAAGACCTTCTTCAATAACTGATAAAACCTTTTCAGAGAAATATAATCTATCATTTAATTTGTACTGAGGAATAGTCTTTAAATATGTAATTCTATAATTTACTGTCTGAATGCTATCAGTTTCTATAATAAAGACTTCGTAGTTATACTCAATATTTTCAACTTTATGATTTTCTAACTGAGTTTCGCACATATAGAATGTAGGCAAACTTCTTTTAGTACAAGCGTCCAATACCTGCTTTTCAGCCGGATAAATCGGAACATAACGTTCACCCAATTTTCTGGTCAATGCTGTTACTCTATCTGGAAGAGGATTAATAATTAAATCAGGCCATTTAATATCTGGACGTTCTACCCATTCAAATGTATATGTTCCAGGAATAGCCTGACAACCATAGACTTTATTTCCACATTTTCTTACCTTACCGACAAGCTGACTAGAAGCTGCGGGCAATTCTGTTACTTCTTCCCAACCTTCTGGTAATTCTTCCATGATACGGATAATGCCGTTACTAGTGACATCTGCAATCTCAACATCTGAGAGAGCTAAATTCTGGGCTGAAAGTTCGGCAATAACAGACATTAAATCTTTTAATCCGGCCATTGCTTCAGTTCCGGAAACAGATTGGCCATTGCCGCATAATGAACATTTTTGATAAGCATCATTTATAAGTGCGTTTACAGTTGTAGACATAAAATCTCCAAAGGGTTTACAAATACCCAAATACTTACTATATTTATTTATTATGACTGAAACAAGACCTCATCCTACATTAGATGGAATATTAGTAAGAAGTGATGGCTGGGTATTCTTACCTAAGAAAAAAGGAACTGCTGAACATTGGACACAGGGATCTATTAATAACAATGGATACAGAAAAATTGGTTATAATCATAAAAATTATTTAGTTCATCGTTTAATTGCTGAAACGTTTATTCCAAATCCAGAGAATAAACCTTGTATAGACCATATTGATAGAGACCGGCTTAATAATAACGTGTCTAATTTAAGATGGGCTACAATTAAAGAGAATAACTTGAATCAAAAGAAAAACTTACCCGTTGGTCAACGCAGCATTGATTATGAAGATGTCAAAGATTATAATAATGAAAGATGTAAGCAATGGAGAGATGAAAACAAAGAGCATTATTTAAAACTAAATAAGGAAAAATGCAAACGATTTAGAGAACATAACCCAGATTATAACAAAAAGCGATTAAAAAAATTCAGAGAGGAACATCCCGATTATTATAAAAAATACTATAAGAAAAAGGGTCGAGGAACTTCCTCAAACCCTTTATAATCGTTATTTTAATTTAACTTAATCGATACGGAACCATCCAACGACTGCCTTTCGAGGATCTGGCAATGTAACAGCATATGGAAGATCCAATCTTGTGAGAGTCGTCATATTCTGGCCATTTCCGTAAGTGCTCATCTTGATGGAAACGTTGTTGACAGTTTCAGTAACGTTTTCAGAACCCGGAAGGTCGCTGAATGTATACTTATCAAAACCAACAGCATCTTCAGTTCTGCACTGACCGAGAGCATACTTACCAGTAGCTACAGCGAGAGTCGGAGCAGCAGTAGTGTAACCAGTCGGAACCCAAGCGTTTGCGTTGTTGATATTGTGACCTTCAACAGCGAAGCGGACAGCTGGAACCTTACCGTTCTTGTCTGCGATGATGAAGAGGTCCTGATCAGTTTCCATACCGTCAACACCAATCAACTTAGCATTAACCTTGAATGGAACGTTCGGAGCAGCGGTGAATGCAACATCATAACCAGCAGTGATAGTGTTGTTAGAAGAATCCTTAGCGGTAACAGCGGTTACAGCCATAGCTGCAGTTTCGTCACCAGCAACAGTAACAACTGGCATGAGGCTTTCTTCAACGACAGAAGCACCAGCATACTGACCTAAATAAGCATCCTTATAAATCTTGGACTGGATTTCAGACGGAATGAAGTTTGCGAGACCGCCGTTAGCAATGGTACCTGCAACAGTCGGCTTGAGGAATGAAATCTTAGTGCCTGCGACACCAACTTCATCAAGAGCCTTAGACATATCGGTAAGAGTCTTGAAGTTAGCAGAACCAGTAACAACCTGGAATGCCTTGTTGATAGTCTGATCGATAGCATCCTTTTCAACAGAACGAGCGAGCTTGACACCACGAGGCTTAGCAATTTCGTTTGTGAAAGATTCAATATCGGTTAAACGGTTCCATGCATCGAGTTCGACAGAAGTGTTCTTGTTCTGAAGAGTAACATCGACTTCGACTTCGTTGATGGTATCTGGATTTGCTTCGAGACCATCGGCAACTTGACCCGGGTCAGGAATATAAATGGAATAAGTCTTGCCATACTTCTTGCCATCAAGTTCACCCTGTGACATGTAGGAATGAGCTTTCTTTAAGTATGGAAGGTTGTCATAAACTTCACCAGCGATGAGCTTGGTCTTGTGGTTATTGCTGAACTTGTTACCAGCACCTGTATTCTTAATCATAATGATAATCCTTTAATGTTTAATGTGTTCTGAGATACTCTAATACTGAATCATCCGAATCAAATATCGAGCCCCTTGTTGTTTCTTGCTGCAATCCTGGCTTGCCAACTACTGGAGCAGGTGCAACCATTTCTTTACGAAGTTTGGACTCAAGTTCTCTGATTTTGAATTGCCTATCCATGTCAGTAACAGATTCGTTAAACATGTCTTCTACAATTTCCGGCTTTGTTGCCATCTCATAGAGAATCTTCGGACCTAAATCGCTTCTCATTATATACATTGCTGTTTCTTTGTCAGAATCAACGAGTTCACCTAATCCATTCTGAAGTGCTTTTCCGATTGTTTCACGATACTGTTGCTCGGCTTCTGGAGTCTTAAACAGTTTCTTTACGTTTTCGTCCGCACGAGAACGATATGTGTTAATTTCTTGATCCTTACGAGACTGTTCAGCATATGCTTTCTGAGCTTCTTGCAACTTAGAGTTCCACATGTTATCAAAACGCTGTTGAACTAAAGCATCAATATAGCTATCGTCTGTCTCGAACTGTTCACGATTCAAAGGCTGATACTTATTTGGGTTTTCGAGTTTGTCGAGTCGCTGCAATAGTTCATTATATTGATTCTGCAACTGACTGTAACGATCCTCGTATTTCTGTTTCTGCCTGCCTAATTGCTTGCGGAAACTATAAGTCATCTCTTCTTCGTGAGTCCTGCCACCATTGCCCTTTTCAATGACGTCTTTGTTTTCTACTCCAGGGACTTGCTGAGGGTCTGCTGTTTCGGAGGGGGTCTGAGTATCTTGATTTTCTAAACTTTCAGCGTCGTTTAAATTATCTTCGACACCATTAACCATTTCTTCATCAATCATGTTTTTACCTATAAGTGCGATTAGGGTTCGCATTACCCATTGTTATATTTATAAAAGCAATTATCCCATAAATTGGCATTGCCTTGTTGTTCTCTCTAAACCTAATCCACGAGGAATATCTGTAGTAAAGAATGTTAGAGCTATGCTATCTGCCGTATCTGGTGATCTTCCTATAGCTTGCTTTATCTCCTCTTTGGGTATTAATTGAATTTTATCTCTATTGTTTAGAATGTACTTTGTCGACAGAAATTCATTTATTGCCGTTTCGTCAACACCATTTAAACCATGCTCGGAAATGAACTGTTTTGTCTTCATGTAAATTTCTGCACGCTTATTAGCATAAGACGGTTCATCAGCACTCCCACCAAATGATACCAAATTTACAAAACCTGCTAAATCAGTTTCCATTAGCAGTTCATAAAGAGCACTTCCATAAGCTGCGTCTATATTAATTGCTGAAAGATTATGTTTTCCGTATTCATGAAGCCACGTTTTTATCACAGAGTACATATCTTTTGCTGTTGTTAATTGTTGTTTGTAATATTTTTCAATATTGTTGCCTCTTCTAAGAACTAAAGAATTAAGGTCGTGTCCAAACCCTGACGGGTCACAACCAATTGTAATTGTAGTTCCAGATTTTGGTGCATTATCAAACATATCGCTAGTGAATATAGTTCCGTTATCTACATCTTCACATTCTTCACCAAAATATTCTCTTCTCCATGCACTTTCAGAGACGCATGATTTTCTCATTAATGCAATTTGTTCTTCAGTAATGAATTTGTTATCTTTGGTCGTTGCAGTAATCAATGGAACATTATTCTCTCGTATAAATCGAGTTAACCAATTCTGTCCTCTAGGCGTTGAAATCATCACTAATTTTGGAACAATACCCTTACCTCTCATACAGAACGGCAAAATGGTCATTATATCAGGATCTGCCAAAGCTGCTTCATCAAGAATTGCTAAAGAAATTTCAGTATAACCACGAATAGCATCAGGTGTTTCATAAGATGCAAAATAAATTACACCATTTTTATAAGTGATCTTCATCATACCTTTATGAATTTGAAATTCTTCAGGTTTCAAAATTTCATAAAGACGATTGATGCATTCCTGCATTAAAACTTCAGAAACTGCCTTGAAATTCTGTCCAAGACATATTACGCGCTTTCCTTCAAGTAAAGCTATTACAGCCATCAATGAAGCTATATAGGATTTTCCAGAACCACTAGTCAGCGACCTGCTCGGAGATACACAAGGTTCTCCTTACAGGTCAATAACTCCTTCTGATGTTTAAAAAGTTTATATTTAAAATCCATTAAACTAATCCTTTAATTTCCCATGGCGACGCCAATATGTATATTCTCTTTGATAAAGATTTATATCACAATTCATGATTGCAGTTAAGTTATATTTTTCTTTAAATAACTTGCCAAACTCATTCTTAGGTTGTCCTCTTAACTTAGCAGCACGTTTTTCAATTGTTTCTTTAGTTGGTTTATTTCTTAAGATACACATATTTCTATAATTTTCTTTAGCTTCATCAAAATTAGCATTCTCTTTTATTGTGCACCAACGGAGATTTCGTATATCATTGACATACATGTTTGTTGGATTATGCGTAATATGATCAACAGCACAGCGTTGTTTAATTATATCGTTCTCTGTTTTTGGTTTAAAATAGTTCATCAATATATGGTATATTTTTGTCCATTTACCATCGTACATAATCCCTTGACGTAGCTTGATAATATCAATACGTCCATTCCCTCGCATTAGTCGTCCACAATTTGAAACTGCAATGACCTGCTTATTTTTATCTACTATCTTTTTGTGTGGAATCGATTTCCATATTTCTTTTTGTCCGTTTATCATAATCTATAAAATATAGCAAATTAAAGTTTACGCATCATCAATAACAATATTA